GCGCTGTAGCCAATGCATACAACAATGCAGGATTGTTGTCACGCTTGTACGTATGCGGATTAGCAATGAGCTTATCGATGTCAGGCAAGTCAGCTTTGATTTCGTGGTATGCCACAAACTCGCCAGCTGCACCTTCGCCAACCAACGATGCGACTGCTGAAAACAGGTCATCTTTAGTTGGGTTAGTTGCCAACATTCTACTAACCATTGCCCACGCTCGAGGCGTTGGAAATGCATAGGCATCAGGATCGAAAGACGATAACAAGTTAGCGCGATACGAAATAAACGCAATCACATCTTCGTTGATACCGTTCTGGAACGCCCATACTTTCCAATCATCAAGCGTAGGCTCTAGCTCAAAGTGGGCAAACCTGTTCTTCACAGGTGCAGGCATCTGATAAACAGCGGCAGAATCTGTCAGTCTGTTACCAGCGGCCACGATTGCCCAACCAGGCGGTAACTCATAATTACCGATCTGTTTGTCAAGCAACAACTGCAAGAACGCATTCTGCGTTGCAGGTGGTGCTGTTGGAAACTCATCAATAAACAATATGCCACGGTTGCCGTCCCGCTCTACGATTGGGAAGACGTCAGGCACAGCCCATGATGTGTAGCGATCACCGCTCTCTTTCTGACAGAGATACGGAATGCCACGCACATCTACAGGGTCGAATAGATTTGCACGGAAATCTAGAATACCAATCTCTAGCTCTTTGGCTACTTGTCTTGGTATGTCTGATTTACCAATGCCTGGACTACCCCACACCATGGTGGGATCGCCAGTTGATATATTACGTTTAATCTGACGCATCAGATTACTTGGACTAGTTGATTGCATAATTACCTCCTATACTTTTCAACATTTAATTTACCACGAACACTCGTAGAAGACTTCTTTACCTTCTTCAATCCATTTGAGTGCTTTCTCACAGAACTCGAGATCCTGTGTTTTGTACTCACGCATGGAGTCTTCTTGGAACTGATGTCCCCAAAAGAAACCATCTGGGCAGAAGGGCAAGCTGTCTGTTTGCACAGCTTCTTGCAACTTGAGCACATCCTCTTTGGTGAGCATGAGAGGCACACAGTTGAAGTCTGAACCCATAACACCAAACGGCGTATCTTCATTCTTCTTGCTGTGCCACAGCTCCATCATAAACTGCTGAAGTCTGGCATGCTTGCGCCAATAGTATGGTGCTTCCATTCTGTCTCCAACATTATCATTTATATCAACCACGTTTTCTGGTTGTTCTTTCTTAGGGTGTAAAAACCCTGCATTTGCATCTAATCCCATGATTTACCTCCTTTGGTATAGATAATGGGGGCCGAAGCCCCCGTTTGGTTAAGCAGCATCAAACATACCTTTTGTATGCTCAGTTGTCTGCCTGTTGAGTGTATTAGCCACATGGACTGAACAGTCAGCATGTTGCTTGTAATTCCACTCGGCTAGTCTTTGCTGTCGTCTGATGACTTCTGTCTGAACACGGGTAGTATTCAAAGACAGATCAGCTAGACCAAACTCAGTGCCGATGGCCTGGACAACTGCAGATAGCATACGAGCCTTACGACCAAGACCAAACATCTTGTCTTCACGCTCGATCAGCCACGTTGGTAGCTCATCTTCTGCAGAAACCTTAGCGGCCTCTTCTTTGTACTCATACGCAATAGCAGAGAACTCCGCCCAGGTACGAGTAGTAAGTTGCAACAAGTTGATACCTGTAGATTGTGGATCAATCTCTAGCAATGGCATGAAACCATCAGCGACAGTCTTGACTTGCTTCTCAAAGTACTCACGTTCTTTGTCAGCCAACTCTGTATCTTCATTGTTGAATTGCATTTCTGTATCCTTCTTGGCATTGAATACCTTCATGATACCGTCAACTCTTGATTGCTGAAACGCTGGTGCGCCATCTGCATCAAGAGCATACTTTGCAAAATAGAAATCAGGTAGCTTCCTGGGTTCTTGTTTTGCTCTCTCCTCAGAGCCTTCTGGATCACCATTAGTATCTGGTGTGTACATAGACTCATCAGTCTTTAGCTCATTGACCAACTCTGGGCCGATCTCCTGATCAGCAGGGTCAAAGTGATTTGCATTCGCCATAATTACCTCCTTTGGCATTAGTTAAACATGTAAGTATCTTTTGATACTCACACAGATCATCATATTCAGCTCGCGAACGAGTTTCGCTCACTTCAGCTTTTTGTAGTACCTCATGGGGTACACTCACTTCTTCTAACATACTTACCTCCTTGTAAATTAGATTAGAAACATATACATACACACTAACTTTTTACATTTGTAATGGAAAAAGTATGAGCGTGTATTTGGCAGCGGGAGGGGCGCTGCAAACACGGTTAACCGTGTTTAGCATAGGCCAACCCTATGCGGCAACGCCCGTTAGCTGCAATACACGCGAAGCACACCTGCAGGAGCACACCTGCAACCACCAACACATAAAGAGCCGACGCCAACGGCGTCGACCATATTCTTTCTTGTATATAAAAAAAGGCTGACGAGTTTTCGACGCACGCGTCTACTAGCTCATCAGCCGATGGCTGGGCGCGACGGTTAGCCGTCGCCCCAGGTTTTGAGGCGTTCTATTGCCTCAGCTTCAGACATATAGTCTGTGTATCGAGCCCAGGGCTCTTTACCTACATAGGTTTCGCCATCTTCCCATGTATACTGGACGGAGCACCAAGCTCCTATGTAATACCCAGCTGGTGTTGACATCACCTCTGCTGGGCCGATTGCAATAACTTTATCTTCCATTTTTAAACTCCTTTATGCTAGTTAAAGTTTCTTCTTTCCATGCTACGAAGTCATACTTATCCCATGTAAGCATTTCTTCTACACATTTACCGTAGCTGATTGCCATGCCGAGCATGAGGCCAGCTATAAATACAAATAATTCAATCATAGTAGGTACTCCTAGTTAAAAGTTGGGGGGCTTTCTCATTCCCCCCTTGGATGTTCCGTGATCAACGCCCTGCGCTTTGCTACGTCCGCAGGATAACGTGCCAACTTTTAGCTAGCTGGCGTAGCTGGAGTATCTTCCTGAACGAAGAAGATTACCTTCTCACCAGCTTTGATATCAAAGTCAGGATAGAAGTTCAAACCCTTGGCATGCGATACGCCAGAACCGACAGTAGCCAGTCTTGCTTGCTCTTTGCCAGTTTGCGGGTTCACAAAGTTACCTCTTTCAACTCTAGCTTTATATTTAACGTTACTCATAATTACCTCCTAGGTATAATTAACAAGAGACAAACCATTCATCTCTTTCATTTAAGTTCATGCTAGCCATGTACATTTGCAATGGACATGGCCAACATAGGACAGTAGCTTCTCGGACATCCAACAGGAGCAGTCCGCCTCTGCCAATATACTTGCCGTATTCCTCCGGCTTAGCGACAAGAACGCTTTTTCCTCCCAACCAGGGGAAGTCAACCTCAGCAGAACGACGCGACGTTTTTTAGCCTGCCAGTTTATCTACTTCGCTAGTAGACGCCGTACCAGTTACGATATGCTCGAGGATTTCGTCAACACATACCGCACTCCTCTATCAATAGTAGGGATCAACTCAAGGAGAATCAGTCTCACCCATAACCTATTTAACATTTCAATACACACTAGCCATAGCCATTTGCAATGGCTATGGCCAGCGAGGCGACGGCCCAGGGCCGAGCCGAGCGCCAGCGATTGGGGCTTTACAAGTCCCAATCGCAGAGAGCTTCCACAATAGCTTCACGTAAAGGCATGCCTTTGCGTTGATGCTTGAAAGTGGAGCGAGCCACTTCCCACTGTAGATAATATTGTTCGACATCTTTCAGCGAACTATGCGAAGCCCTAGCGAGCGTAGGACGAACAACAAACGACCAATATTTATCATAGAACCAATCCATATTTATACTCCATATAATTAATTACACTTCCACACACACTAGCTCGACGACCTGTGGTCGGCGTGCTAAATGTTCCACATGTTCCACGTGGTTCCACGACAAGTGGAACACGATTAGCGTTACAACTGTGCGGGGTCAGAGGTCTGGTTCCACTGGTTCCACGTAAAATAGAACTTCGGACAATGAACATTCAACAACGAACCAGGGTCCGAGTTGATGTACTGCCAAGTTCCTCGTGGAACAACGGAACCAACACCTCTGTAGCACGCACGCAACCCGCACGGCTACAACGCTAAGAGCGGTTCCATGGACACGGGTGCCAACGGCACACTTCCGTGGAACCGATGGAACCACAAATGTGCACGCTCGCAACCCGACCATGCACATTGATGATAGTAGTTAGATAAAAAAGAAGGGGGCTGGACGCCCCCGGTAGTTAGATTGAGAAGAGATACTCTATGACAGAGTCTGGAAGGTTAAGTTTGTACTCGCTCATGACTTCTGAGCCAGTGGAAGTTTGCCTTGCTTAGGCTTACGAGTTGAAGCGTACCCCTGAGCAATGGCGGAACCATACTTAACAGTAGTAGCTTTAAGTGAACCAACGCTGTCTTTGATAGACGATGTTGATATTGTATCGACGCCATTGTGAATGGACGCGGTAACTGACCCGATGCCAGTTAATAGTTTTGTCATTATATTCATATTTACCTCCTATGAATTAAGTTAATAACATTTGAATACACACTAGCTCGTACATCTCTGATGGACGTAGCTTTTTGCGATACAAGGTTCCAATGAAGAGAACGACGACTGACTTTTGACTTTGGAAAAAGGAGGGAGGAGTGGTGTCTGGTGATAGTAGTAACCAATGCGTGAGCGATATAGAATATATTTTTCAAAAAAAATTTTTCCACAAAAAATTTACAAGTTATCCACACATGTGGTATTTTTAGCATATGAGTTTAGTAGAATCTCAAGCAATCGAAGTAACCGATGAAGACAGACATGAGCTTCAATCTCATTTTCCATATGCGGGCGTAAAATTATCAGAGCTCTCTGTCCAAGAAGAGAGGTTAATTTTGTTTTATATAAGAGGCATGAGTAAAGCGGCAGCGGGCCGTGCAGCGGGGTACAGGAACCAAGATACTGTGTACTCTGTTTTTCAAAAACCTAAGATCCAACAAGCAGTCGAATATCTACGAAACGAGTTCCGTGAAGAAGTAAAGTTCGACAAAAACACAGCGACCTCTATGTATTTAGAAGCGCACCGTAAATCAGCTAACGCGACTGAAGAAAAAAATGTCGTCGATTCGTTATGCAAGCTCCACGGTCTATTTGCTCCTGACCAGGCAACACAAGTTAATATAAATGTTGATACAGTTCAGCAATTAGAAAAACTACCAGACTCTGAATTATTAAAACTAGCAGGAGTAGATACAGAGTATTTAAAACCTAAGGGAGGAACACATGACTAGCAAATATCATCAGCAGGCGAGAGCCACTAAAAAGAAGATGAAGAAGAAAAAAATCAAGGGTAAGTTCCCTGATATGAACAAAGATGGGAAAATTACTTTTGCAGATATAATCATGGCCCGTAAAAAAGGCAAAAAGAAAGGGAGAAAATAATGCATTGCATAAATCAAAAACCAAAAAAGATGTCTATGAAAAAAGGCAAGAAGAATAAAGGGTATTCAGGAGGAAAAAATGCCAAGAAAAGCAAAAAGCAAAACTACTAGGAAGAAAAAAGGCGCAAAGCCAACTAATCCAACTCTATACGCTAGAGTAAAAGCCGAAGCTAAACGAAAGTTTAAGGTCTACCCAAGTGCATATGCCAATGGGTGGTTAGTAAGAACTTATAAAAAGCGTGGCGGCGGATATAGGTAATGGCTAAACCTACTGGCGGTCTCACTGCTTGGTTCGGAAAGGGGCCAAAAGGAGATTGGGTAGATATTGGAGCACCAAAAAAGAAGGGCAAATATCAACCGTGCGGTAGAAAATCTGCTAAAAAGAAAGGAAAACGTAAATATCCAAAGTGTGTGCCTCGGTCAAAAGCAAGATCCATGACCGCCGCACAAAGAAAAAGCGCCGTTAGAAGAAAACGAGCAGCGGGGAATCCAGGCGGGAAGCCACGTAACGTAAAAACTATAGTCAGGAAAAGGAAGCCTGCAGTAAAAAGGAGGACTCGTGCCAAGAAAAAGAGATAAAATGCCTAAAAGGAACAAAAAGAACTTTAGGCCAACGAAAAAAGGCGCTGGAATGACTAAAGCAGGCGTAGCGGCCTACAGAAGAAAGAACCCAGGGTCAAAATTAAAGACAGCCGTCACAGGAAAAGTCAAAAAAGGCTCAAAAGCGGCCAAAAGACGTAAATCTTACTGCGCTAGAAGTGCAGGACAGATGAAAAAGTTCCCAAAAGCGGCAAAAAACCCAAATTCAAGGCTAAGACAGGCCAGAAGAAGATGGAAGTGTTAGAAACAGCTATAGGAGTCATCTTTTGTATAGGTGCAGGGGCCTTTGCCTATGTATCTAGTCACATGGTTGAAGAAAAAAGACAAGGAAAGCGCATAGCGTTCCCTTGGGAAAAGGAGTAAATATGGCATACGGTACAGGCATGTATAAAAAGTCGTCAAAAAAAGTCAAAAAGACTAAGAAAAAGACGATGAAAAAGAAAAAGAAGTAAGTGACAGACACAATAAAAATAGAATGCTATAAGTGCAAGAAACTTTTAGCAGATAACCTCGTTTTACCTAAAGGACTGTGCGTGTATTGTGCAGCGGATGAGTCTGAGCAGTTGCCCGCACCTGAAAAACATGAGAAAAAGCCTGATAAGGCTAAGGTACGTGCGGAACAGGAGCTAGCGCTAAGAATACTGGCACGAAAACGCATGTTACCCTTTGTAGAGAAGTTTAACCCTGATTACCAAGCAGGTTGGGTGCATAAAGACATCTGTAATAGGCTAGAACAGTTTAGCCAGGACGTTGCTGATCAAAAATCCCCAAGATTGATGCTATTTATGCCTCCTAGGCATGGTAAAAGCACCTTGGCTAGTGTAGCTTTCCCTGCTTGGCACTTGGGCAGAAACCCTGGACACGAGTTTATAAGTTGTTCATATTCTGGCTCTTTGGCTATGAACTTTTCTAGAAAGGTTAGACAAGTACTAAGAGAGCCTAGTTATAAGACAATATTTGAAAAAACAAGACTGGACAAAGATTCGCAGTCTGTAGAATCGTGGCAAACTAGCCAGGGTGGTGGGTACGTGGCCGCTGGTGTTGGCGGTGGTATCACAGGTAAAGGTGCGCACGTGTTGTTGATCGATGACCCGATTAAGAACAGGGAAGATGCAGAATCAGAGAACAATAGAGAAGCGAACTGGGATTGGTACACTTCTACAGCTTATACACGTTTAGCCCCTGGTGGTGGGATCTTAGTTATTTTAACTAGGTGGCACGACGATGATTTAGCAGGAAGGTTGCTACAACAAGCAGAAGAAGGGGCAGACGAGTGGGAGGTAGTTAAATATCCAGCTATAGCAGAAGAAGATGAAGAGTTTAGATCACAGGGAGAACCTTTGCACCCAGAGCGTTACAACTTAGAGTCTCTAGGTCAAATACAACGTGCGATAGGCCCTCGAGACTGGACTGCACTTTACCAACAAAACCCCGTGTCAGATGAAGGTGATTACTTCACGCGTGACATGATTCAATATTATGACCCTGATGAAATCGAGTATGACAGATTAAAATATTATGCGGCCTGGGACTTGGCTATAGGACAACGAGACAGGAACGACTTTTCTGTTGGTATCACAGTTGGAATAGATGAGTACGATAATATGTTCGTGGTAGATTTGATCCGGGGAAAATACGACGGGTACGAATTAGTAGAAAAAATATTAGACTTCTATGAACAGTGGCGACCCGGTATAGTAGGCATTGAGCGTGGACATATAGAAATGGCGATTGGTCCTTTCTTAGAGAAACGTGTGGCAGAGCGACAGCTAAGTTCTGCATACTTTAAAGATTTAAAAGTAGGAAGACGAGACAAAGAACTAAGAGCAAGAGCAATTCAGGGTAGAATGCAACAAGGTAAGGTATACTTTCCTAGAGACGCGGCCTGGACTGGAACTATGATCGCAGAATTGTTAAGGTTTCCAAATGGGGTTCACGATGACCAAGTTGATGCGTTAGCTTGGGTTGGGCTTATGATAATGGAGTACGCAACTTTTTATGAGGCGCCAGAACATATACCTTCGTGGCGAGATAGGTTAAGATATATAGCAAAAGGGCCGAAGAAAAAATCGGCGATGAGTGCATAACATGGCATATGAAAGTAAAAAGAAAAAACAAACAGTAAAAGAAGCTGAAGAGTTAGCGCTAGCAAAGAGCCAATTTGATTCTTATGTTAGAGCTAGAGACCATGGCCATGACCAGTATGTACAGATGGCAAAAAAATGTGATGCCTTCTATCGTGGCGAGCAGTGGGATGAGTACGATATGCAAGAACTCGATGACCAAGGACGACCTGCTCTGACCATAAATACTATTTTACCAACCATAAATGCTGTCCTAGCAGAACAAAGTTCAAAGAAAGCAGACATACAATTCAAACCTAGAGGTGGTGGTGACCAAGAAATAGCTGATGTTTTAACTCAGGTATATGCTTACATAGCAGATTACAACAAACTAGATTGGGTAGAGCAACAAGTTTTTTCAGATGGCCTAATTCAAGACCGTGGTTACTTTGATGTAAGAGTTGATTTTACTGAACACATACAGGGTGAGATAACAGTAGAAGCAAAAGACCCATTAGACATTCTTATAGACCCAGATGCTAAACAGTATGACCCAAGAACTTGGAATGAAATATTCGAAACCAAGTGGATGAGCATAGATGAGATAGAAGAAACATATGGCCAACAACAAGCAGACAAACTAAGAATGTTGGCAGAAACTGGTACTACCCTAGGCGCAGACTCTATGGAGTTTGAAGAAGAAAGATATGGAGATACTGATGAGTATAACTATGGACAGCAATATCCAGGGGATCCAGAAAATGCACGAATGCTCAGATCAATTAGGGTAATAGAAAGACAATATTATAGGTTAGACGATTGCACTTATTATGTTGATCCTGTTACTGGCGACAAAAGAAAAGTGCCAAACCATTGGAATAAAAAGAAAAGAGAAGAGTTCGCAGACCAATATGCATTAGAAATGGTGACCAAGAAGATGCGACGCGTCCGTTGGACGGTGACAGCAGACAGTGTAGTACTGTTTGATGACTTCTCACCATATGACCACTTCACAATTGTTCCATACTTTCCGTACTTTAGGCGTGGTAAACCTTTTGGCATGGTACGAAACTTGTTATCACCTCAAGAACAACTTAATAAGATATCCTCACAAGAACTCCACATAGTAAATACAACTGCAAACAGCGGTTGGGTTGTAGAGTCAGGGTCTCTATCCGGTATGACAGCAGATGATTTAGAAGAACATGGTGCGGAAACTGGTTTAGTCTTAGAGTTTAATCGTGGCTCTACACCCCCTACTAAGATACAAGCTAACCAAATACCTACAGGATTAGACAGAATAGGCCAAAAAGCGGCCATGAATATAAAACAAATTAGTGGCATAGGGGACGCTATGTTAGGGCAAACTAGCCCAGAGTTATCTGGAGTTGCTATCAAATCTTTAGAGAACAGAGGTTCTTTAATGCTACAAGTACCATTAGATAACTTAGCAAAAACTAGACAATACCTAGCAGAAAAAATATTACAAATGATTCAGACCTACTACACAGAGGAAAGAGTAGTACAAATAACTGATGAGTCTGATCCGTATAAACCAAGAAAAAAACTAAGAGTTAATCAAATGACACCAGCAGGTGAAATTATTAATGACCTAACTTTAGGTGATTATGATGTAATTGTTGGTACTGCTCCTGCTAGAGACAACTTTGATGAAATGCAGTTTGCTGAAGCTATCGAACTTAGAAGTGCAGGTGTACCAATACCAGATGACTTGATTGTTGAATACTCACACCTTTCACGTAAAGCAGATATCGCAGAAAGAATTAGACAGATGCAAGGTACTGCCCCACCATCTGAAGAACAGGTACAATTACAACAATTCCAAATGGAATCACAGATCAGAAGCACGCAGCTTGAGATTGCTAAACTAGAAGCTGAGGTCACAAGACTACAGACAGAAGCACAACTTAACCAAGCAAAAACACAAGCTACTGCATCTGAACCACAGTTGAAGGTTGCTGAATTACAAAGTAAAATTCAAACTAAACAGGAAGAACTCCAATTACGTGAGAGGTTATCACAATTAACCAATGACATGAGAAAGAGTCAAACTGATACTGCAGCTGCCGCCAAGATGGCCGCTGCGGCCATGAAGCCAACAGGAGGTAATTAATATGGCACAAGAAAACGTAAACGAAAACCAAGAGGAAACTCTTGAAATTATGCCAGGAGCAGATGCCCTGCCAGAAGAAGAACAAGGTCAAGACTTTAAAGTTGACATGAACTTCGAAGAAACTGAAGAACAGGAGGAAACTGAAGTTGAACAAGACGAGCCAGAGACTGAAGAAGAACCAGAAGAAGAATCTGAAGAGGAAACTGAAGAGGAAGAATCTGAAGATGCAGACGAAGAAACAGAAGATTCAGGAGAAGAAGAAGTATTGGGAGACGATGGGGAAGATACACAACAACCTGCTGAACCAGTACAGGAAAGAGCTGAAGAACCAAAAGAACCTATGATACCTAAGTCTAGGTTTGATGAAGTCCTAGCAAAACAAAAAGCTTTAGCTAAAAAAGTAGAAGAACTTTCTAACCCTGTAGAAAAAATAGAAAAAGCACCAGACTTTGACTTTGAGGCAAAAGAGTTAGAGTACCAGGACTTGATTTTAAACGGGCAACCTAATGATGCTGCAAAAGTAAGAGCAGAAATTAGAGCTGCAGAAAAACAAACAATGATGTTTGAGGTACAAAACCAAATGGGACAAACTGTGCAACAGAGCACAGAGACTATGCGCCTGCAACAAAAAGCAGCAGAAATAGCAGAGCAACACGATGTACTAAATGAAAGCAGTCCTAAATATGATGAAGTTAAAACTCAAGAAGTTTTAGACCTAAGAGATGCTTACATCATACAAGGATATGCTGGTGCAGATGCCTTACAGAAAGCAGTAGATTTGTTACTACCGACTGTTATAGAGCCAGCTCCAATAAATGGGCCAGATCCTGTAGAACAACAAGTAGCGGAGAAAAAGAAAGTAGCTAATACTAAAAAGAAAATAAAAGCTGCAGAAAAACAACCTCCTGCTATGAAAGGTAAAAACAAAACAGATAAAAAAATTGATGTATCTACACTATCCGTAGAAGAATTTGACGCGCTACCTGCAGAAACTCTGAGGAGAATGCGTGGCGATTTCGGATAAAGTGTGGTATAAATTAAATAAGTTCGCGGGCTAGAGCGATATCTAGCGCGGGTTCGGCCCCGTAAAAAGTCGTTTCTCGCCCACCTGGGCGTAAAATTGGTCGGGTTCGTACCCGTAAAACTAACGAAAGCGTTGCCCCAACGACAAAGGGTACACGGATAAAAGTCGCTCCAATAAGTCGACTGGTTAATTTTAATTAATGGAGACATTATCATGGCAAATACAAACTTTGCTGCGTTGACCAGTGAACAGCTTACTATCTGGTCTCGTGATTTTTGGCGTGTCGCTAGAAATATGTCCTTCGTTAACCAATTCGCTGGTGCGGGTTCTAACGCAATGGTTCAGAGAATATCTGAACTTACCCAGTCTGAAAAAGGAGCTAGAGCAGTATTAACTCTTTTAGCTGACATGACAGGCGACGGTATTGTTGGAGACAACACTCTCGAAGGAAACGAAGAAGCATTAAGAGCTTTCGACATCGTCGTAACAATTGACCAACTAAGATTTGCAAACAGATTATCTGGTAGACTTGCAGATCAAAAGTCAGTTGTAAACTTTAGGGAACATTCAAGAGATGCACTTGCATACG